CCGGTGTGATAAGTTGCGCCTGCTCGCCCGGCACCTCTGGCACTTGTAGCGGCGTCGGCTCGGTTGGCACTTGTGTCACCGGCTCGGTTGGCACCGCTCGCACTTGTGGCACCGGCTCGATTGAATCCAGCGAATCCAGCGGCACTCGTGTCACTTGCCGCACAGGTTGCACCGACTGCTGGATTATATTCTCGCTCGGTCGCAGTATCTCAGTTCCCTCTAATGCGAAGTTAGGTGCGCCACGTGGGGAAGAATAAGGTAATGCCAGTGCCTCTGTAGTTGCTTGTGGTAAAGTAACGGTACTACTAGGATTAATAATGTTCTGAATACCTGTAACAACTGCCTCTCCTATATCTTCTATACCTCCTGTAATTGCCTGACCTGCCTCAATAAGTGTTTCACCACCCGGTATTTCTCTTACTATATTAAGAATACCTCTATTTAAAGCTCCGCCTGTTAGACTATTAATTGTTGAATATGTACCAGCAGCACCAAGCGCCGTATCTAGCAATCCACCATCATCAGAAGATTGTTGCCTTCTGGGTTGAGTGGTGCGGGAAATACTATCGCCGGGAAATCCGTAAGTTGGGTCCACATCAGGAAGAGTTGGATCAAAGGGATCATATGCAGTAAATCCGGGGGGAGTTGGATAAATCTGTCTACCATTAATTATAGGAATTTGAATAGTTTGTCCTGCATCATTTCTAAAATAGTTAGTCCCTGTCGTACCACCTAAAAACTGCTGTATAGGAGGTAAGCCACCTTGTAGGTTAGTAGGTTGCTGTGTAACAGACCTATCTGGTGAACTAATAGGAGTAGTTGAAGGTGTAAGTGATGACAACGTAGTTGGGGTAAAACTTGAAGGCGTTGTAATTGGGGCTATAGTTCCCGGTTGTAACACTTGAGGTAAAGAAACATTTGGTGCAACAGAAACTTCTGGCAAGCCTGTTGTTGGATTAATACTACTAACTGAAGCAGGAGGTTGTTGTATAGGAACAAGTGCACCCGTTTGTGCATCAATTGGTTTTTTATTAACATTTGATAGTTCTGTAGCTAATGAATTAAAAGATTCTTCAAAAGGAACAAAAGCACCCATTTGTGCATCAATTGGTTTATCGTCATCTGCCATTGACGCCGTTTCAGATTCATCAACATCATCATCATTCATATCAATATATTCAAGATCAACTATAGAAAAAGGCATTCCACCTGAATTAAACATAGCATCGGTTGGAATAGTAGCTTCATCTTCGTTACCTAACTGTCCCATTGCTTCCATTTTTTTGTAACCCATTTTAGCTTCGTCTCGCAAATCCATAAAAAATTTAGCGCCGTGCCAACCTGCAACATCTTGAGGAATAACTATTTCTCCTGCACTAAGATTAGCTTCTTGATCATCAGCTACACCTTCCTTTACACCACCTAAAGGAACTTCGTTTCCAGATGTTTCTTCAATCTCACCACCTTCGTCTCTAAGAGTAATACCACCCTCGTGAAACATGTCCATCTGATTTCCGTACATTATTTATCCCCTTGTAAAAATTGATCTAAAACTTTAATTTTCTTTAGAATTTCGACAGCGCCTTGCGCTTTATGAAGCATAACCATATCAGTAGACTGTTCCAATATTTTATGATGCTGGTCAATTATAAAATCTATATAATTATTGAAGTGTTGCCATTGACGGTGGTTGTTGAGTAGGGGCTTGAGCTTCGCTAGGAGTTCCTTGCGGTCCTTGTGGTTGTGCATTACCAGTAAATCCTTGTTCCTGTGGAGCAGGTGCTTGTCCTGTTCCTATTGTACCGCCACCAGTTCCCGCTGTATCTTGTGGGTTCATACCTGCTGGTACTTGTTGTGGCTGTTGAGGTTGAGGTTGAGTAGCTTGAAACTGTTTAAGAAGCTCTGCTTGTATTGCAGCTTCCTCCATACTGTTTGTAACTTTTTCTGGATCAAGACCCAAAGACTTTGCAATCTCTGCAATTACATAATGAAACTTAGCAAATGGTGCAAGTGCAGGATTACTTGCAATACCTAAGAACTGCATAAGCCGTTGACTACGAACTTCGTTAGCCATAAGACTTTCTACACCACGAGCCTTTACCTCAAGATCACCTCTAATATCTGGGTCAAAGTCGAACTGCATATTAAATTGAAAGAAACCCTGCCCTAATGGACGTAACAAATAATCGTCTACATTTTTAATAACACTTTTAACTGCTCCTGCCGCTGCATTCATTAACATACTAATGCCACTTGCGGTACGACCTGTACCACTAACACCAGTTTGTCCGTGTGCAAACGAAGGAAAGCCCGTGCTTTCGTCGGAAAGCTGACGGGCCTTATCAAACAACTGCATGTTTTCGTTACTTACATTTGGAAACTTTGTTCCAAATATAGCCTGTCCGGGTGCGCCACCTTGACGCCTAAATATCTTACCGGGATATAAAGATAAGTCTTGACCCGGCACTAGATTTGTTTCATCTACTTCGATAATTAAATTACCAGATAGTACAGCATTATCTACTGCCATACGCATAAAACCATTCATCAAGGTTTGAGTATCATCCATATTTTCCGCAATACCCACGCCAAAAAAACTATAAGGATTAAGCTCATAAGGAACCGCCATGTAAGGAATACGAACAGGCTTAAATGGATTTAATACAAGTCGTATAACTTTATTGTTACATAACCACACATTCGCCTGTAGCTGATCTGCATCTTCCAGTTCTTTTGGTATATCTAAATCTTTTATATCAACAAGGTCTTTATCAATAATACCCCAATATTCTAATACTTCAAATCTTTCAATACTATGTTGAATTTCATAGTCTGCAAGATCATCTTCCCACGACTCCTTAGTATAGGATTCACCCATACTAATACATTCGTCAATTACTTTATCACGAAAAAATGGTCGCGCTTTTAAAGCACGTAGTTGTGTACGACTTAGCTTATGCCTTTCAACAACATACTGTACTTCATCCATGTTGTTTGCATCTGGATCAGGATACATATTCCAAATACTAACATGGTTAATTTGAGGCATTACCTTAATAGTAGGCGAATAGGAACCGTCTTCTTCCCAGTTAGGGTATTCTTTATTTGTAACAAACGGGCCTTTAATAATACCTGTACCAAATAAAGACATTTCAAAAGCTGTACTACGAAGATGTTTAGAGGCATTACTTTCCTCTAATTGATCCATAATCTTCTTTTCCATTTTCTTTGCAGCAACCATAGCGGGGCTAAATGTTGCAGCGGTTGGAGTCTTTCCTACTCCTTCCTCAATGGGCATATCTTCCAGTTTTTCTTCAAGCGGTCCTAATTCTAAACTAGTAAGTGTAGCGCCAGCAGGAAGTCCTTCGTCATCTCTATTACCATATGGACTTTCTGTTTCTTTTAATTGTTCTGGCTTTTTAGGATCAAAAGATACATTTTCAGTTACACCTTCAGGTATTCTTGTAGGTTCAATACTTAACGGAAATTTTTGTCCAGCAAATAAAACATCTACAACCTGCCCATATGCTGCTAAAGTTTTAGTTTTTGTAACCTTAATAAACACACGAGATTTTTCTGCTTCTGTAAACTGTACATCCTGCCCATATAAACCTCTATAATTTGTGTATGACCTTAACCATCTTTGTTCATCTGTTTTTCTATAATCTTTTGCAAGCTGATACTTATGATAAATATAATCTACAATAGGAGATATGCCAACATCCTCCAGAAAACTGTCATCTTTAATATCCTCTAATATAGTAGAGTTTGCTTCAATCAGTGAAGTATCTTCATCAGCCATTTATTTATCCTTGTAATTCTATTTTTAATACTAATAAAATATTTAGTAAAATAAGTATAATACAGATATAAAAACATTTTAGTATCCAAATGTTGCATCTGCAGGTTCGTAACGGCGTTGTGAATGTGGCACGTCAAAATCAAAAATGTTAAATCGTGGTCTAGACATTATACCATATCTAAGTGCATCATACAAATGATCTTCAGACTTTGTGTCTACATCTTCAGGGTTATTTTTATCTAATGGTATAGCTGGTATCTGTGATATTGTATTTATGCAGTTATCAAAAAATACTATTCTTGCTTCTTTTGTGTACTCATCTATTTGTAAACGTCTATGCAATTCGTTTTTACCCGAAACCCTACTTCCTTTACTTCTATCGGAAGGTCGCCATCTACAACCCTTTAATATCATTTGTTCTGCTAACGATGGTCCTGTATCGCCACGTTTATGCCAAAGACTACTATCTAGTACGCCGTATTTTATATTGCCGTCATCCTGTTCTAAATCTAAAACCATGTCTGCTAAATCTGTAGCAAGAACTTTGGAAACATATAGTTCTCTATAAACTATTAACTGCTCATCTGGAGCAATCGTAAACCAAAGTACACCAGTATGGGAACCATAACCATAATCGCAAGCCCTAAACTTTCTCCAGTTATGAGGAACTTCAAAAGGAGCAATGACATGATGTTCTCTGCTGAACTCTGTAAATGCCGCACCTTCTTTAATATCCCAATCACCATGTAGCAACTGCCTCCTTTGTTGTTCTGGTAAAGACAGAAGCATTGCTTCATAATCCCCTGATGCCGCAAGATATGGATTATCTATTAGTGAAGCAGGAATAAATCTACGATTAAATAAAGGTTGTCCTGCTTTACTATGACCAGTAGGAAATGTTAATTCCTTTCCTGTTTCTATATCGACAGCGTTAAAAGTACTATTTGCTGGTGCTGGGTCAATAAACATTTTCTTAACCCAACTGTGTCCTCTACCCCCCGGATTAGTAGTTGCCCTTATAAAGATGGGTAAATCAGGGGCAGTGGACCGCAGACGAGAGCGCATATAATTCCATGCATATGGCGTAGGCCATTGTGTTAACTCGTCAAAGCCTATCCAGCTAAAAGCTAGACCCTGATAACGCAACACGTCCTCGTCTCTGTCGAGGTACGACATCCATAGTCGCGCACCAGAAGGCGCAGTCCACTGCATCTTTCTTTCTGACCATTTAATTCCCGGCCAGATTTTCGGATACAGTTCCTGTGACTTGTATATTAACTCTCTTAATTCTTCTGTTGTATGTCTAAGTAACAAGCCACTAAAGTCGGGGTGTCCAAAATAACGTAATGGATCAGCTAACATGGCATAAGATTTGCCACCTCCTGCTGCACCCCCATACAAAACCTCTCGTTCACTTGCCGCTAGAAACTCTGTTTGCGGCCCTTCGTTTGGTTTAAATATTATTACATGTGTATCCTCTACAGCATCTACTATTTCTTCTTCTTCTAATTTATTCTGCTGCAGCGGTTCTTGCACCGAGCCTTTCTGTTTCGAGTTCTTTTGCTTTCTCGATTGCCGTTTTCGCATACTCTGCCCACTTGCGGAGGCTTGTAATTTGTCTCTTACGATGCTGCTCATGGGCAAGTCGTTTCCTTAATCCAACATGAGAAATATATCTTTCTGTGCGAGTAGATAGCCAGTTAGATACTTCTCTATAAGAATATTGTTTAACATATCGTCTAGCTTGCTCTAAAGCATCAAGCTGTTGTGGTATTGGTCTAAGAATATCCGAATCATTTTCGTCTAGTCTGTAACCAAAAGGAACTGTACGTGCTATGCGAGGTATAGAAATCCATTCCTCATCTTCTTTGATATCTGTCGGCTGTGGTAACTTCCACTCACCAGCAGTTTTAGTCATTCGTTTCTTTTGCAGGTAGCAACATAATACCGCCAGAACTTTCCACCTGCATCTTTTCAGTTTTAACAATACCGCTACGATCCAGTAATTCTTTTGCGGCACTTAGCTTATCGCGTATACCTAACTCTGTTGGATCAAGTACACCACTAACCATAGCCATAGCTGCACGTGGCGCATTACGAGCCATATACAACTGTGTAGCTTCTATAACTTCATCTTTAAGACCACGAATAATTTCAGTGGTACTAGTATTTTCAGAATAGCCAGCAAGCAGTTTTGCTTGTACTACATCTCCTGATGCTTCATCAAATAAAACGGATATAAATTTATTCTGCTTTGCTGTAAGGTTTTTAGACATTCATATTATCTTTCTATGATAGTTTATTTTTTAGCCAATTAGACAGGCGAGTTAGTTGTACATGAACCTGTGCTATAGGCCACATAGTCCACTCTACAATTTTAACAGGAATAAGCATTACCCACTTTAGAATTTTTTTAATCATAGTTTCTCCTTTGCTATACACCCTTTTTATGTTTCTGCGATTTTGGAGGAGACTTCTTTGATCCCCCCGGCCCCGACCAAAACATTTTATTAGCCCAATAAGCAGCAGACGTTTTACCTTTTGCAATATTTTTTCCATGCCTAGCTTTAAAAGATTTACGTGCTTCATTAGAATAGTTATGTCCCATCTTCTGATCACCAAAACGAATTATACGTATGCTTCCTCCATCTCGTATAGCAACCACTCCTTTTTTAGTTGCGTGTTGTGGAGTACGTTTTGGTTTATTCAAGCCACTAAGATTATGACGTTTTAATTTATTTTTTTCCGCATCAGTTAACGCCATTATGCAAACTCTCCATGTTCCATAGCGTAAGCCAAAGTATTTGCACGAGATTTTACTTGCCCTGCCCAAAGTGAATCTTGCATTTCTTCTGCTGCGCTTTTGTACTCTTGCTCGTTAATAGCACCCCACATGCGAAAAAATCTGTTAAGTCTAGGTATACCCATATTAAAGCCCATGTCAACTAATACTCTTTGCCGAACAGCATCTAAATCTTTTACAACAGCACGAGCACGTAATAATTCATCCTCAACAATTTCAATATCTTTATTCGCAAGAAAGTATGCGTCTTCTTTAGTTATACCGTTTGTAAATACATCATTCATAGTTTTTTGCATATAAGTTAATTCTATAACTTCAATACCTCTATGTGCTAAATTTCTGCCAATTCCTATTGTATCTATGCCCAAACTATCTTTATATACTTTTAGTACTACACCTTCGTGATGAGCAAGTTGTTTAATTAAATCTTCTCTATCATACTTAAACATTACTTTCCCATAATTTTTATTGCAGCATTATGAGAATTATCAAAAGACATACCATGTTGCATCATTACCTTCATAGCGTCAAGATGTTTTGGTGAATGCCCATCTACTGTTTGACCCTTTTTATTTTTATGTGGCTTTGAATGAGATTTAAGTTTTGTTTTTTGTGCATCTGTAAGTTTTTTCATAATTTATATATCCTTAAGCTTTTTTCTTCTTTGCTGTTTTTCTTTTTGCAAATGTGGCTACGTTCTTAGGTTTGCCACCTACATTACTTGCTGCTCTTTTTCTTGTTACGGCACTTGTTATTTGTGCCTTTGTCATTCTATTTGCAGTAGCTCTAGGCACACATTTAGGATATTTTCGTTTACTTGTCTTCGTAGATTTTCTACCACAAACTTGAAACTTTCCCTTTTTCTTTTTAGCACCTATGTCTACCCAATCACCTTTTGGACCTTTACCAAACCACGCAGTAAGACCACCTGTAGGTTTAGCCATAACCCCCTCCACGTTTTTTATAGGTACGCACTAGCCAAGCATTTGCGTAGGCACTTGGATATACATCAAACTTACGTTTAGCTGCTGCTTTAACTTCTGCATAGAGTTTAGGATTAGTTGGTTTTGCACCGCTCTTTTTCTTTGCAGGTTTCTTTTTCTTTGCAGTCATTAACTTGATCTTTCATTATTTGTAGGAACTGGAGAATCAAAACCTTTATCTTGTTTTTTTAACATTTCCGTTAAAGCTTTTATGTCAGGAACAACAAAT